AATACATCTTTTTTAAATACCCCATATTTTATTAACTCAATTTTAGATGGGGTAGAAAAAGAAAAAATTGGAAACTTAAACCCATATATTAGTACAGGTTATCTTTTTTTAAATTCATTACCATTAGAAGACACTAAAGGGTATTTAATTGATTTTGAAAAAGAAGAGAATATAGAATCTTTAGCAACAACACTTAAAAAGTTTTCGGCTATACACCAAATACCATACTCACTATTATTAAAATTTGGTTCTATTTGGTACAGATATAAAAAATATGAAGAAGAAGGTATTGATATTTTAGATGATGTATGGAAAGACTTCGATTATAAAAAATATTACGATCCATCAGGTAATGATTTAAATAGAGAATATAAGGTTGTAAACTATACAGGAGGAACGGAAAGTTTTAGGGCGTATAGAAATGAGATATACCCCGACTCAAAGACACTCGATGTTTTTAATTACGGAATGTATCCTAAATTAATAAATGACTTTCATTACTTCTTTACAAAGAAAGATTTATTTAATAGTTATGATCAAACAGAATTTGAAGAGTTATATACTAAAGGTAAATTAAAAATTGGATTAAATACTCACGCATATAAATTTGCCCCTTATAGTTCAGATACAAATAACCTTAATAGGTCGATTATAAACAACTCATATTACCAATATTTAATATTTGATAAAGATCCAATAATTGATACCGCAAATAAAGTATTTTTTCCTGTACCATCTTGTGGTGGAATACCATTAAATCAGGCAAATTATGAATGCTTCAATAGTTTAAATAAGTTAACTATTGAGATGAAAGATAATCCGTCAGTTTATAATGGTACTGTTAGAGGTTTTTGGGGAGCACCCCAATTCGGGTACTTCAACAATAGTTTAGTGACCAAACCAAAACATAATGAGTTTTTAGATAATATAGATGAAAGTTATACCACAATTGAAACTTTATTTGCGTGTTTTGATAAAAAAACTTTGGATAAGTTTGAGAGTGCGTTTTTAGCGTTTTGTAAACCAAATCCGACATATACGGATTTAAATACAATAGAAAAAGAAACTACTTTATATAAACGAGCATCCGCAGAATATAAACAATTAAGTTTTGTTCTTAAAAAGATGTTCTCATTAAGGGAGGACGAATTAACAATAACCAACCAACAAAATAATGATGGTAAGGAGATTGCTCAAAAACAAGTTTATAAGTTTACAAAATATCTTGAAGAGTTTTTAAATTTTGATGTTATATTAAAATTGGCAAACGCTGGAGGATATAACAGAAAAGTATTTAATAGTTTTGTTAATGATGCGGCATTTACACCGGTCGATCCAATACTATTTAGCCCATACACAACAGGAACACTACCAGGTGTTGGGCAAGGAACCACACTTTTAAATTCACAAGCATCATTTAGTGGTGAATGGAAAACATTAAAAACATACGTTGGATTTTCAACAATAGAGGGAGTGCAATATACGGACACTGGGTCAACAATCACGGACTTCTTTATTGATATGAATATTGGGTTTACTGAAGATAACATAAAAAATCTATCACAACTAATTAAGATTTTTGCAAAAGAAAAACAAAGCAAAGTTTCAATCGGAGAACCATTTAATTCTACTATATTTATACAATCATTAAAAGACTTTTTATTAGAAAGAGAAGGGATATTATCTAGTATGGTAACGGAAGTATCCTCGTACTTAGATAAAAACTTACCAACCATAACTATAACCAATAACAACACTAAATCAGTATTGGAAGGTAATGTTACAAAATTAAGTATATATAACACCTTTCAAGCATTTAACGATAAATGGATTGCTGGTAGTGATTTAACATCTAGAACTATGTTCGAAGATTTTTTATTTCACGACACCGCTAATCACGATATTGGTGATCAACTACAGGTAGATATTATTGCAATAAAAGACATCTTAAAGAATAGTGATCCGTCTACTGACATACTCCTAATTATAGGTGAGATACTAAAAAAATGTGGGGATATGTTATTCTTCTCAATGCCGGCTTATATAAACTTCTATGGGTTAAACAGTCCAACAAAAACACCAACACCATTAGATATCGATGTCCCTAATTCATTATTCGGTACTTGGACTAACGTTAATTATTTAGATTCTAGACCTAAATTTATTTGTGTGTATGTTGGTAAACAATCGGAACGACCAGCAGCAAAAGAAAATGAATTTGTATTATATGCTGACGACAGTTTTGATTTAAGAAACCCAACAACCTGTCCTTTAAGAATTGCAACAGACAAACAAAATCCATCGGTATCTAATAAAATCGTAGGGTTTAACGTTGATTTTGGGATTAGAAACCAAAATATGTTTAGTAGTATAAATGTAAGTATGAACGATAAAAAACCAACAAACGCCACGTTTTTGGTAAACGATCAAATGGCTAACGGAGTTAACGGAGATAAATTAGCTCAACAAACAACGTCTCTATATAGTTTATATAAATCTATGAGTTATGCTTGTACTGTAACGTCAATGGGTAATGTAATGATACAACCATTAATGTATTTTAATCTAAGACACGTACCATTATTTTATGGTCCTTACTATATTCATAAAGTAAAACATACGATTTCATCAGATAAATTTGAAACAGAATTTGAAGGATCTAGAATGCCAAAATATGCGTTACCACAACCTGATAGTTTGGCAACATTTATTAAGACTAATTATTTGGAAAATTTTAAATCTGAAATATTAAAACAAGAGAACCCAAGCACTAAAAATCAAGAAGCAACAACACTACTTGATCCTGAAAACCAAGTTAATGAGAATAATTTAAGATTAAAACCGGAAGAGGATTGTCAGTTAAAGGTAACCCCTAACTATAATACGTTACCGTACGTACCATTAACAAGAGATGCCGTAACGTTAGAGGATTTGAAAACTTTAATTAATACTAACGTCACTTTAGGTAGGACAATAAAGACTTTAATATTCACAATTGCAATATCTAGAAGGATGAATCAGGGGAGTTCGGGTATGATACAACCACCTAACAATAATTTATTTGAAATTAGTGCTATTAATTATTTTGGTAATGGACCTGAGTTTAAAAATTTAATTTGTTATGATAATGGTGTTGAAGGAACCCCTATATTTTCTTTTGATAATGAAGGGCAATCAGTAAAAGTATTAAATAATTGGTATAACGGACCATCAAGAATGGTAACAAACCTAAACACTTTAAACACTGACGTTAATTTAACCCCTGAGCAGATAGAACAAAAAACCATTTCCCAATTAATAATAACCACTTGGGATACGTTGGTTGGGGTTGACCCGGCAAACCCATTAAACGAACAAGGGATTAGAAGTTTTGTTTTAGATAATATTGCTAACGATAAATTACTTGAGGGCACATATACATCATATCAAAAATTGGTTGAAGTGGCTCAAAGGTATTTTCCACTATAATATTTTAATTTTTTATTGGTATGGATATATTTATATATAAAATAAAGTTATGAGCGTAAAAAATTTATTAGACGACTATCTTAGAAAAGACACTAGAGTTACTGAAAAACAAACCCAAAACGGATATAAAGAAGTTTGTGATTTAGATACTGGTGATTGTTATACTGTAAGAATGAAAGATGGACTTATCGAAAGAGTCGATAACACCATTAAGACAAATAGAACATTAAAAGTTGAGACACCTACAGGAGTTAAAACATTATTGAACGGTTAAAAATATAAAAATGAGTTTAGAAAAAAAAATATTAGAGGAATTAAAACGTTTTAATGCGATTAATAACTACATCATTAAAGAACAGGGGGACGTTCCTCCTCCACCACCTGAAGATCCTGAAGGAGGGATAGGAGCACCACCAGCACCTGAAGGAGGGTTAGGAGCACCACCGGCACCTGCTGGAGATGCAGGAGCACCACCGGCACCTGAAGGGGGAGGTGATGAAATTCCTGAACCTATTGATGTGTCTAATGATCCCGACGTTGAAGAGGTTGGGGGTGAAGAAGATAAGGGTGGTGAGGAAGAAACCGAAGAAATCGATATTACAGATTTAGTAACAACACAACAAGAAATTAAAACTAAACAAGATGAGTTTATGGATACCATATTTACTAAGTTGGATGATTTGGAGTCAAAACTTGTACATATGGATGATATAATGAATAAAATCGATAGTCTTGAAACTAAGTTTGATAAGTATCGAGAAAAAACTCCTGAAGAAAAACTTATGTTAAGATCTTTAGATTCTTACCCATACAATCAAAAACTAACAGATTTTTTTGATGACAAAAAAGGTGAGATGGAAGCAACAGGTAAAAATGAATATATTTTAACGACAGACGATGTTGAGGACTTTTCACCCAACGAAGTAAAAAAAACATTTAACCAATATAATGAAAGAAATGAAAGGTTAAAAAGAAGAAATAGGATTTAAAAATAAGGTGTCGGAAGACACCTTTTTTATTTGACATTTTGGAAAAATCACTTATAATTGTTGTAGATAAAAGAGTATAAATTAAAAACAAAAATCTATGACAAATTCAATTGACGCAGTACTAGCACAGTACGAAAAGAACTCAACACCGAGTTCACAAAAACAAAACATTTCACAAGAAGACAGATTGAAAAGATACTTTTCAGCTATTCTTCAAAAGAATGAAAAATCAGGACAACGTAGAGTTCGTATCCTACCAACAAAAGACGGTTCATCACCATTTGTAGAAGTATGGTATCACGAAATGCAAATTAACGGACAATGGGTTAAGTTGTATGATCCTGAAAAAAATGACAACGAGCGTTCCCCACTTACAGAAGTTTATAACGAACTTATGGCTACAGGGAAAAAAGAAGATAAAGACTTGGCAGGTCAGTACCGTTCACGTTTATTTTACATTGTAAAAGTTGTGGATCGTGATAACGAACAAGACGGAGTTAAGTTTTGGAGATTCAAACACAACTACAAACAAGAAGGTGTCTTGGACAAAATTCTTCCTATTTGGAAAGCAAAAGGAGATTTAACCGATTCTGAAAAAGGACGTGATTTGATTATTGAACTAATCAAAGCAAAAACACCACAAGGAAAAGAATATACTGTAGTTCAAACTATTATGTATGATGATCCAGCACCTATCCACACTGATGGTGAAATTATGGAAGGATGGATGACAGACGAACTTACTTGGAAAGATGTTTACGCTAAAAAACCTGTAGAATATTTAGAAGCCGTTGCAGTTGGGGAAACACCAATGTGGAGTTCTGAACTTAAAAAATATGTTTACGGTGATGAAGCTGAGATTTCTCTTGGAGGTGGAACCGAAACAAAAGTAGAAACGCCAATTGTTGACCCACAAGCAAATGATGCGGTTGACGAGGATCTACCATTCTAATACAAACCTATAAAGTTAGGTAGTGATTGACAAAGTCACTACCTTTTTTTAATTTTTAAAAAAACAAACAAATATATGGCAATTAAAAAAACCGACTTCGGTTCATTAAAAAAGAAATTTTCTACGTCTGCAAAATATAAACCACAAAGATTTTTTGATCTTGGTGAGCCATTTTTAGACGCAGTTGGATTACCAGGTCCGGCGATGGGACATATTAATATGTTCTTGGGACATTCTGATACTGGTAAGACAACTGCCTTAGTTAAAACTGCGGTTGATGCTCAAAATAAAGGTATTCTTCCTGTGTTCATTATTACTGAACAAAAATGGAGTTTTGAGCACGCAAAACTTATGGGTTTTGAATGTGAAGAAGTTGTTGATGAAGAGACAGGA